TTTTATGGCAAAGAGATTTACAGACACAGAAAAGTGGAAAAAACCTTTTATAAGGTCTTTAAAAGCCCCTTACAAGCTACTTTGGTTATACATTTGTGATGACTGCGACCATTCTGGAATATGGCAAGTTGATATAGAAGTTGCTCAAATAAGGATTGGCGAAAAATTAGATGAACAAAAAGCATTAGAATATTTTGGGGATAAGATAATACCATTAGAAAATAATACTAAATGGTTTATTCCAAGTTTTATAGAGTTTCAATATCCAAGCGGTTTAAGTGAAAACAACAAAGCGCATACAGGAATAATCAAAAATTTAGAAAGGTATAAAGAACAAATTGATAACTATAAGCCCCTTATAAGCCCCTTGCAAGGGGACAAGGATATGGTTATGGATAAGGTAATGGTTAAGGATAAGGTTAAGGTTATGGTAACAATGCCATTTGAAAGCGAAAAATTTATAAATTATTGGGCAATGTGGAAGGAATTTAAAAGAAAACAATTTAAGTTTACATACGCAACACCTCAAAGCGAACAAGCATCCTTAAAAGATTTGGTTAAACTATCTGGAGGCAATGAAAGAATAGCATTAGAAATTATTGAACAATCAATGGCAAAAGGATGGAAAGGTTTTTTTACACTTAAAAATGAAACAAATGCAACAGGAATTAGCAACAATCGCAAACCAACTTACTCTGAACAACAAGCCACAGACCTATGGAATCTCTAAACTTGAGCCAGATGAATTAAAGGTTTATAGTGCTTTAGAAACTATGAGTGTTGGTCGATGTTCACCTATTGAAGTTAAGGAACATTTAAAGACTTGTATTGCATTAAGCGGATGCCAAACACCTACAATAGAGTTGTTTCAGTTCTTATGCGAATTTGTTATAAAGAATTACGGAAACTACAAACTAAAAGAATTAGGAGTAGCTTTTGAACTTTATGCAATGGGGAAATTATCAGTTGACAAAGCGATTATGTTTACCCCTAAATTCTTTGGGGATGTGATGGCAGCTTATAAGCCGATAGCTTTACAAGTAAGACAAAAGACTTATGTAGAACCAAAACCAGTAGAGATACCTAAAATCCAAGATGATGAAATTATTGAGGCATTGTACGAAAATTGGAATAAGTCAGCTAAAAGAGGCTGGGAGTTGCTAAATACAATGGCTTTTGATGTACTATGGAAACGAAAGGAACTAAACAAGGAAAATCTTAGTCCAGAGAAAGCAGATAAAATAAAGAAAAAGATAATAGCACATTACAAGGTGATGGCTAAAACACCTAAAGACTTAGAGAAATTAAATAACGAAATATTTATCAAAAACGAGTGCAAAAGATATACTTTGTACTTATTTTTACAAAATCAACTATGAAACAATTAACATTTATTTATGAATTAGCAAAGTTTATGCTAATATCCGTTCCTTTGGCATCTTTAATTTATGTAACGGCACATCTATATTTTGAAATAAAACGATTATGCTTAAAATATTTATAATCATAGCTATTTGGGAACTATTAAAACAACTTTATTACAAACTAATAAACCGATGACAGGAATAGACAACAACATTGAAGTAAGACTGATTTACTTAGATACAAAAGAGGAGATAGAATTTAGATCAATAGCAAAAGCAGTTAGGTTTTTACATACTGATTACAAAACGATTATGGCTTATATGAACCCAATTAACAAAAAACGCTACAAGCATAACGATAGACTTTGTGTTGTGCGACTAAAAAAATGAAAAGAGTAATAAACTTTAGTGGAGGTAAAACAAGTGCCTTCATGACTATTTTACACTATCGTGAAGGCGATTTAGTAATATTTGCTGACACAGGAAGGGAACATCCTAAGACTTACAAGTTTATTAATGACTTTGAGGCACACGAAGGCATCCCAATTATTAGGGTAATGTTTGAAGGTGGTTTTAGGGGTATGCTTGAAAAGGGCAAGTTTAAAACAATGCCAAATAGAATAAAAAGAATTTGCACAGTTGAACTTAAAATTAAGACTGCTAAAAGATGGTTAAGAGCAAATCACGGCAAACAAGATTATGAATGGCTTGTAGGCTTTAGAGCAGATGAAGAACGAAGGGTAAAAAAATATAATCCAATTGTAAATTATATCCATCCAAAGTTTCCTTTATACGAAGCTGGAATAGATAAGGCACAAGTAAATGAGTATTGGAGTAAAAAACCTTACACTTTAGAAATACCAGCTATTTTAGGAAATTGTACTTTATGCTTTCTTAAAGGCAAAAATGCAATAGTAAACATAATGCGTAGTTATCCAGAGTTGGCAAAGGAATGGATTGAGGATGAGGAATTTAGTAAAAGTATTGGCAAAGGGCATACATACTTTGAAGATACAACTTACAAGCATCTTTTAATGTTGGCACAAAATGATCTATTCAAAGGTCAAGACCTAACCGAACTAAATTCTGCATATTCTTGTTCTTGTACGAGTTAAACCCTAATTTTGTATTATGCCATTGATACATTTGCCAAAGTTGTTAGAAAAAACCCAACAGGTAGTTAATGCGTATATAAGGAAAAGAGATGAAGGATTGCCTTGTATTAGTTGCGGAAGCTACAATGGTAATCAAGCTGGTCATTACTTTACTGTTAAAGGTTATTCGGCTTTAAGGTTTAACGAATGGAATATACACTTGCAATGTGCTGGATGCAATATGTTTAAACACGGCAACCAAGCAATGTACCGAATAGGACTTGTAGAAAGGATTGGGGAAAAAGCGGTTAAAGAATTGGAGTTTGAAGCGGTAAATAATAGGCTAAAGAAATGGACAAGAACTGAATTAAACGAATTGATTGACAAATACAAGTAACATATTTGAAACGTGCAAAGAGCAAGAAATAGCAGGTTATCCTTGCTATGTTTTTGACATTGATGGAACTACGCATTATGTATTTGGCGAAACACAGGAACAAAGATTTGATTTTATGGCAGATTTAATAAATAAATATGGCGAAAGTAAGCAGCAATAACAAAGTTAGCTTTGGCAAAAGAAAGTGTGGCAAGTACAAAAAGACATCTGGTCCAAAGGACAAACCAGTTAAACCATACAACAAACAAGGTAGATAATGAACATCAACGAAATCAAACCAAACCCAAGTAATCCAAGAATTATTAAGGATGATAAGTTTAAGAAGCTGGTTAAGTCAATTCAAGACTTTCCACAAATGCTTGAACTTAGACCAATTGTAATAGATGAGAATAATATTGTTTTAGGTGGCAATATGAGGCTAAAGGCTTGTATTGAAGCTGGACTTAAAGATGTTCCTGTAAAACAAGCTAAAGAATTAACTGAAGAACAAAAGAAAGAATTTATTGTAAAGGATAACGTAGGATATGGCGAGTGGGATTGGGATGCCTTAGCAAATGAATGGGATATTGAATTATTAAATGAATGGGGTCTTGATCTTCCAGACTTAGATATTGAAGATACTTTTATTGGAGCTGAAGAAGATGATTTTGAAATACCAGATCAGATTAATACTGATATAGTAGAAGGAGATTTATTTGAAATAGGAGAACATAAACTCTTATGCGGTAGTTCAACTCAAACAGATACATGGGCTAAAATATTTAATGAAGAATTAGCTGATATGGTAATGACAGACCCACCTTATAATGTTAATTATGAAGGAGGAACAGGATTAAAAATTATGAACGATGAAATGAGCAATGATTCTTTTTATCAATTTTTATACGATTTTTATACTGCACTCGGTTCTTACACAAAAGCTGGAGGTGCTTGGTATGTATGGCATGCTGATAGCGAAGGTGCTAATTTTAGACAAGCATTTAAAGACTCTGGTTTGCTATTAAAACAATGTCTGATATGGGTTAAAAATGCCTTAGTTATGGGTAGACAAGATTATCATTGGAAACATGAACCTTGTTTATATGGCTGGAAAGAAGGTGCGGCTCATTATTTTACAGAAGATAGAACTAAAACTACTGTTATTGAAGATGAAGTAGATTATAGAAAACTATCAAAAAAAGAATTACTTGATTTAGTTAAAGAGATAACATCTGATAAGCAAAAAACAACAATTATACATTGCGACAAGCCAACTAAAAATGATGTGCATCCTACAATGAAACCGATTAAACTATTAGCTCCATTGATAGAAAATTCATCAAGAGTGGGTCAATTAGTTGCAGATGGGTTCTTGGGTTCTGGATCAACAATGGTTGCATCACACCAACTTAAACGTAAATGTTATGGTATTGAACTTGACCCTAAATACTGTCAAGTGATTGTAGACAGGATGAAAAAACTTGACCCAACCTTGATAATCAAGAAGAACGGAGTAACTTTGTAAAATAGTGAAACAAATGTGAAATTATGGCAAATGAACAGAATTTAACCCCATTTAAGAAAGGACAAGTAGCAAACCCTAACGGCAGACCTAAAGGTGTTCCTAATAGCAAGACAAGGCTTTTGCGTTTATTGGAGTTGGTTACTAAGGTACGCAATCCTGTAACAGGCGAAGATGAGGAATTTACAATAGCGGAGCAATTAGATATGCAGATCATAGCAAAGGCGAGGAAGGGCGATTTAAAGGCTTACGAGATACTATTAGACCGATTAGAGGGCAGACCTAAACAAACAACAGACATCACCGCCGACATTAAGGGGAATGTGCAAATAACCATAGAACCAGATGCAGATTGTCAACCAATTAAAGATTAAGGCTACACCTGTCTTTTATGCCAATAAAAAGGCATACGAGGAAGGATATCCGATAATATGCAATGAAGGTGGGTCAAGATCAAGTAAAAGCTATTCAGTAGTTCAGTTGCTAATCCACATAGCTTTAACCAAGCCTAATACAAGGATTTCAATGGTTTCTCATTCCCTACCACATATCAAGCGTGGAGTTTATAGGGATTTTAAAAACATACTTGAGCAATGGAATATTTGGGATGAAAAGGATTTCCGATATACAGATTTCATTTATACTTTTAAGAACGGCTCTTACATTGAGTTATTTGGATTAGAAGACCCAGACAAAGCAAAAGGACCAGCAAGGGACATACTATTTGTAAACGAGGCAAACTTAATTAGCAAGGCTTTGTTTGACCAGCTTTTGATAAGAACAACTGGACAATCATTCTTAGACTGGAATCCAGCCGATTTTATTTCTTGGGTGTATGAAGTAGCCGACAATCCAAAGAACAAACGCATCCATTCTACCTACCTAAACAATATCTCAAACCTAAGCGAAAGCCAAATAAGAAACATTGAGCAATACAAGGATTTACCAGATGACTTTATGTGGAAGGTTTACGGATTAGGTGAACGAGGTTCGGCAAAAGAAATTATATACACTCAATGGAAACAATATGACCAAGCACCAGATGGGGATGTGTTCTATGGATTGGACTTTGGTTATGTTCACCCAGCTGCTTTAGTTAAGGTTACGCACTATGAAGGACAAAACTACTTTGAGGAAATAGTTTATCAAAGCGGATTAACTTTAAGCGACCTATCAAGATTGATTAAAGAAAAGCTACCAGAACGAGCTACAATCTATGCGGATGCTGCCGAGCCTAAATCTATTGAGGAACTTTATAGACAAGGATTTAATATTAAACCAGCACAAAAGGATGTATGGGCAGGAATAGTTAAAATGAAGTCTTATCCAATAAACTTGCACTACAATAGCAAAAACCTAAGAAGGGAGTTTATGTCTTACAAATGGAAAAAGGATAAAAACGATAACGTAATAGAAGAACCTGTAAAGGCAAATGATGACTTGATGGATGCTTGTAGGTATGCCGTGTTTACGCATTTAACCAAGCTAAAATTTGAGGTGTCGGTATTTTAGGATAAATTGTCTAACTTTGTTAAAATTCATATATAATGGGATTACTTGACTTTTTTGGTAAAAGACAAAAACTATCTACTGTACTACCACAAATTCCTTTTAACGGACAAGTTGCAATACAACAAGGGATAATAACTTGGCAGGGTGGCGATAACATTAGTTTCGTAAATGATGGTTATTCAGCAAATGACATAGTTTATTCAATCGTTAAATTAATTGCGGACAAGGCAAAACTTGCTCCATTCCACGTTTACAAAGTAAAGGATGAAAGTTCTGCAAAGAAATACAAAGCGTTAATGAGCCAACCAGATAAGATTGAGAACTGGAAGGATGTTGAAAAGCTACATAAGAAAGCGTTTGAATTATATACAAAAGATGCACGATTAAACGAGTTATTAAAATATCCTAATGAAGAAGATACATTTGGCGATTTCGTAGAGGCTTGGTGTACTTTTAAATTAGTTACAGGTAATTCTTTTGTT